GGGAGAAGCAGCTATACTGGCTATCATAGCAAGCGCACCTACGAGTGAACCTATAAAGAGTGAGTATAAAACCCTTACTGAGTTCCTTAAAGCTAAGCTTGCTTATAGAGCAGCACAGGAGGCAGGCATAAAGGCTCCTAAGAAGGAAGGAATGGAAGGAAGCGAAGGAATGGAAGAAGAGCTATGAGTACCTTAGATAGCATAGATGCCTATAATAAATACGGTGTTACTCCTTCTAACCTACGCTTCATGATTAATAACCTATTCTATATGCCTGAGAACTATAAGGACTGCTTACAAGGTTACTATATAAAGAACTATACTACAAAAGAATTCTTAGCTAAGATAGATGATGGACAGATATATGATGAAGGTATATCCTATCAAATAGTCTATCATAAGACAGACCCAACTAAGCTACTAAGGAGGCAGGAACATACCTCTGTTAAGATGTCTTTTAGGCTACCAGACCCCATATTTAACATACTACCCACTGTACTTGTACAGGAGATAATAACATGAGTCAAATAACATCCTCTAAGCTCTCTGCTATACTAGCAGACATAAGAGAGAAGAAGAAAGCAGATAAGCTTCTTATAAACTCTACACCTATTAATGATGCGGCAGTCATACATGAGAAAGGAGGGCTTAATAAGTTTGACTCTCTTAGAGCAAGACTCCTTGCCAAGAAGGAAACTAAGGAAGCCCCTTCTCTATCACCTGTTACGCAGGAAGTAGAGAACACAGAGGTACCCAAGAAAGCAGAGAACACACATGTAGACAAGGAAGGAAACCTTATAACCTATAACAAGGAGCAAGAGGAGTTTGTCTCTCTAGCAGCTACAGGTAAGAGCTGTGTACTTATAGGCTCTGCGGGTACAGGTAAGACAACTTGTATGCAAGGAGCACTCTCAGCTCTAGAACAGACAGGTCGTATACCAGTACTCCATGCTGACGACCATAAGTATCTAACAGACGGTACACCTGGAGTAGTCATCATAGCTTATACTAGGAGAGCTACCAATAATATAAGAAGGGTTCTCCCAGACAATCTCAAACTCAATGCTATAACCTCTCATAAACTTCTTGAGTACAGACCTGAGTTCTTTGAGATATATGACGAGGTAACAGGGAAGGATAAGAAGACTATGAGGTTCCTAGCTTCTCGGAACGCGGAAAGACCTCTCCCCTCCACCCTTGCTACCATAGTAGTTGAGGAATCATCCATGCTCTCTGTTGAACTCTATAATGAAATCAACCTAGCTCTTACACACTCTGTACAGTGGATATTCTTAGGAGATATAAACCAGCTCCCTCCTGTATTTGGTTCCGCAGTACTAGGCTTCAGACTCTTAGACCTACCCACTGTAGAGTTAACACATGTATATAGACAAGCTCTTGAATCACCTATCATACGACTCGCTCATAGAATACTCTCAGGGAAGGTCATAAAGAAAGAGGAGTTCTCTTCCTTCTTTGTTAAGGATAAGCTTAAACTACACCCATGGAAGAAACACCTTACAGCAGATGATGCGCTTAGAACCTTAGGTGCGTTCTTCTGTCAAGCCTACGACTTAGATGTGTATGATACAGAGCAGGATATAATACTTATACCGTATAATAAAGCCTGCGGTACACTGGAACTTAATAAGATAATAGCTAATCACATAGCAAGGAAGCACGGAAGAACTACCTATGAGGTGGTAGCAGGCTTTAACAAGCATTACTTCTCTATAGGAGACAAGGTTCTCTATGATAAGGAGGATGCAGAGATAGTAGATATAGTTATCAATGCAGCTTATACAGGTGCGCGGTTCCAAGCTGAGTCTAAGAACTTAGATTACTGGGGTCATAACAGTAAGGCAATGCAGGAGTATACAGCTAAGATGTCAGATACAGCAGACACTGAGGCTGATATAGACTTTCTCTTAGAAGCAGTAGGTTCTGTAGGAGACGATGATGATAGAGTTCGTAAAGGTTCTCACTGTATAACTGTAAGACTCACTGATACAGGAACAGACATGACAATAGACTCTGCTTCTGATATAAATAACCTTCTCCATGCTTATGCTCTTACAGTACATAAGAGCCAAGGCTCGGAGTGGACAAAAGTTTTCTTATGTTTACACCATTCACACGCAGCTATGTTACAAAGAGAGCTATTATATACAGCTGTTACAAGAGCTAAAGAGGAGTTGTATGTTATCTGTGAACCAGACTCCTTTGTTAAGGGGATAGAGAGGCAACGTATACAGGGGGATACTCTCTTAGAGAAGGCTGAGTTTTTCAAGGGCAAGCTAATAAGTCCATCTTGAGATACCCATAAAACTACTATTGACATAGACCTATCTCCCTAAGAAAAAAGAAAGAACTTGACACCCCGACCCTTTTATTATAAAATACCTGCAAGGTAATCGACCTGAAACAAATCTAACAGCTCTATAACCTTACTATCCTGTACCTAATACGTACACCATAACCTAAGAAGGAAACATATCATGAACGACCTAGCACAGAACGTAGAAGAAGTTGTAGAAGAAGCAGAAGGTACTGACTCACGTGATACTACTACAGCAGACGTAGCCAGCTATCCCTAGTAAGGAAGAGCTTGCAGCCTTATGTGCAGATATCCAAGCAGGTAACGAGCTTGTAGATGTACAGCCTGTAGTCTTTAACTTTAAAACAGCCGTAGAAAAGAACGCTGACGGCGAAGTTATCTCTGAGATTAAGCGACCTGCCTTAGAGCTAGCCATTGCTTATCCTAATGTAGCAGGTATCATTGATATCTTAGAGAAAGGTTCTACCGACGAAGGTAAGAAATCTCTGGAACTTCTGATGGCTTCTGTTAATGCAGTTATTACAGCTCAAGCGCGGGTACTTGTCTTAGATGACCCTGCTCTTACAGCTCTTAATATGCCAATGGACAAGCTTACATTTGACTTCATTGCTAACATGCCTAAAGCAGAGCGTTCTGGCGGTGGTATAGCTAAAGAAGTATGGGATGACTTTGGTAAGGATTACCTTATCACAATGCCTGAAGCTACTGGTAAGTCTATCGAACGTGTTGACAAGGCAGCTAAACTTCTTGTTGGTAAGTTCTCAGCAGTTAAGACAGCTATACCTGTTATTAAGATGCTAGTTGAACAGCTTACTATCTACATCGAGCATACTAAACGTGCGGATGAGTTCTCAGCTTGTGTTGAGTTCTTGATTGATAAGGCTGATAAGCTGGTTAATGTTACACCTGAAGAACTGCTGGAAGCTTTATAAGTTCTCCCGTAGATAGGTGTTTTATAGAAGGGCTTCACTGCTGATGTATAGTAGTGAGGCTCTTTTAGTAAGATATCTCCCACAAAACCATACAACTAGGAACCATAGTATAGAGATGCGCATGTACGAGCCGATATGGATAAGAATTAAAACTCACAATACTGCCTCCCTAGTTACGCACCCAGACAATGCAGCCAGAATCAAGAGAGCTGTTATAAAAGAGAAGAATGCAGACACTGGCTATAAGCTACTCCTAGCAGAGAAAGCTCTTATAGCTGAGTTAGTTATAACACAAGAGGAGAGTCCGGAGTATATGGGTAGCATACTCATTAACTTCTCTCTTAATAAGAAGATTAAATTAGACTATCTAGGAGTAGATAACTTATGAACGCACTAAAGTCAGTAGTAGATATAGCACTAACATTAGCTATATTAATAGTATTAGCTGTTGTAGCGAGTGATTTCCTATGAACCTACAAGAGCAGCTATCAGCCAAGATAGATGAGATTGAGCAGTGCTTAGAAAACAATGCACCTAATCTTAACACCATCCTACAGACAGTCCACCGACAACTTAAGAAAGATTCAGAGCTTGTTACCCTTCTCTCAGACAAAGAATGTTCAGTACTAGTTAACGGTCTTAAGCAGCATACTAAGATTGAACTAGCTTGTACCGCGCTTAAGTCTAAGCCTAAGAAGTCTCTCAAATCCACTACTATAGATGATCTATGAGTGCGATAGTACACTCCCCTAATTCCTTATATAAATCTCTCATGCCTACAAATGCCTCAGACCCAATAGCAGAGTATCACTTACCAGAACTTTACTGCACCTTCACAGTGTATAAGTTACATCCTAAGGTGGCAGCTTATGAAAATGAGTCAGTACTTTATATATACATAGAGTATGATAAGACCTATGATGGACTGAGTTATATGCCTTGTATGGACTTAGCTTATAGGCCTGGAGTACTTGAGAGATTACTAAAGATGGGTGAGTTAAGAGATAATCTTATTGAACACTACCTTACAGGTATCATGTTGGAGAGACCTCTTGATGAATACTATCAATGAAGGAACTCATTCCTATACTCATTTACTAGATAAACTTAAGAAGGACTTGGTAAGTAGGAGAGTAGTAAATATAATCTCCCCTGAATATGAGACTAAACCCTTCCCACTTAAGTATCTACTACTAATATATACAAGAGCTAGGATTGGTAGCACTAAACACTTATGGTGCGATAAGTCATTAGAATTTAAGTTATTAGCAGACTGGCTAAAGCCTATAGTATATAAGCATAAAGGCTTAGATATGGGTTCCCTAGCAATAGAATTACCTAACACTCAATCAGAGTTCTCTCAGCATGTAGGCTTACCTATGCCTCATATAGTAGAGTGCTATATTACAGAAGTATTACCCGAACTTAATACCCTTAATACCTTTAATATCCTTAATATCCTTAATAACAAGCCTGCCTCTATAGGCACAGGAGACTTATGATGTGTGAGCTATATCTTATACCCCAATTATACACATGGTGCGGATTTCTTACAGCACTCGCCTATTCCCTCTTATTACCCTTATCTATATGTTGGATAGTATGTAAACTGGTTAAGATATGTATCCTAGCTAAGGATGCAGACTCATGAGCATAGAGACATGAGTACTGAGACTAGCTTCCTAGACACTCCTCTTACAGCACCTCTTATAGAGCCAGAAAAGACAGTATACTTACCTGAGGGAGAGATAGACCCAAGAATAAAACTACTCTCCCATTCTTCTCGCTCCTCTCTTAACAAGTGTCCTCGTAAGTTTCAACTCTATAGGCTCTCATCTCTACAGAACGAAGGAGAGGAGGAGAAGGACATGTACCAACAACTTACCTTTGACTATGGTTCTACTGTAGGTGTAGGAATACAAGCTCTCTTAGAGCATAAGGACTATGATAAGACTATCATGGAGATGTTAGCAGAATGGGGTGTAGACCTGCTAGCAAGGAATGATAGACAGAAGAAGTCTTTCTGGGAAGCAATCGTAGCAGTAGATGCCTTTAAGAAAGTAATAGATGATGGTTACTTAGATGACTATGAACTCCTTTACTTTGACCATCCTAAGACAGGTGTTAAGACTGCGGCTATAGAGCTAGCATTCAAGATTGAACTACCTAATGGGTACGCTTACCGAGGGTTCATAGATGCGGTTCTTAAGCATAAGGTTACAGGAGCTGTGTTGGTCTTAGAACTTAAGACTACCTCCTTTAGACAAGTTAACCCTGCTATGTATAAGAACTCAGGACAAGCTCTTGGGTACTCAGTCATACTGGATCTCCTCTTTCCCTCTCTCTCCTCATATACCGTTCTGTATCTGGTATATTCGAGTACCAGTAGGGAGTACACAGATATGCCCTTTGATAAGTCTGCTCAACAGCGGGCGCAATGGCTTACGGAACTACTCATAGATACTAAGAAGATAGATATGTATGAGGACTTTGAACTGTATCCTATGAATGGAGACTTCTGTTATGACTTCTTTCATGACTGTGAGTATCTAGGACTCTGTGGATTGAGTACTGAGAGACTGACTAAGCCACTGACCGCGGAAATCCTGGGCAGTATAGCTAGCAGGGAAGAGAAGTATGATTTCGTATTTGAATTTAATAAACTGATAGCCGCTCAGATAGATAAGAGCGCAACTTAGGAGCTAGAACAATGATAAGACTAAGATATAATGGCAAGGTTGATAAGGACTTTGATATGTCAGGTAAGCCTGAGAATGTAGGAGACTTAGTAGAGTTTGCCTCATTAAAGCCTTATACGGCCTCACCAGCTACAGTCTACAGTAAGCCTAACCAAGAAATAAGTGGAACACTAGGGAATCTTAATTGCTTTGACTATGTACCTTCTATCGTACCAGATAATGTAACACACTTAACAAAAGAGGAGATAACACAATGGCAGACCCAAGCGCACAAGAAATACCTGATACACCTTCAATGAAGATAACAGTAAACACAGGAGATACAGTACCCCTGTCTTTGTATAAAGAGATGGAGTCTCAGTTTCATTATGCCAGAACCTCAGCAAGAGATTGGGAGCTTAAAGCAAGTGAGTTACTTGTAGAAGTTGCAGCCCTTAAGGCTCACATAAAGAGACTGCCACAATGAAGATGCTTAATACCCTGTCTGCTACAGATAATCCCTCAGTCATGCTATTCGGAGCACCCTTCACAGGGAAGTCTCTCTTAGCCTCTAAGTTAGCTGAACACTTTAAACTAATATATATTGATATGGAGAATGGTAAGGATGTTATGTTCCAGCTACCGGAGGAATGGCAGAAGCGCATACAGCTTATCTCTCTCCCAGACACTTCAGCTTGGCCTATAGCTATTGAGACCTGTCTTAAGTTGGTTAAGATACCTGTAAGTATATGTGATGAACATGGGAAGATAGGTTGTCTTTCTTGTAAGAAGGCTGAGCTAGGACTAATAGATGAGATAGGAAAAGAGGCAGCTCATGATGAGTACTTCTCTGACATAGACCTTAACAATGTAGATGAAAATACTATTGTTATCTTTGACTCTGCTACACAGCTTACATCTTCTGCTATATCTCATATCACTAGAAAGCAATCTGATGATTACAAACTAGAGTTTGATGATTGGGGTTCCCTAGCTAAGCTGATGGATATATTCTTCTCTCATATACAGAATGCGCGGTACAAGAGAATAGTTATCTCTCATCTTGTTGAAACCAAGGGAGATGATAAGAAAGCTCTCATATTCCCTGTTGCAGGGTCTAAGAACTTCAGCTCTAATGTATGTAAGTTCTTTGATAATGTTGTTTATTTAGAACTTAAGAACAATAAGCATAAGGCGGGTTCAACTACTACCTATGCTAACAATGTTATGACAGGGAGTAGAGCAGGAGTTGCTCTTGAGGATATGGATGAAGCTACCTTGCTGAGTATATTTAAACCGGAAGCAGTGAAGAAGCAGGCCGCAGTAAAGACTGTTACATCTTCCTCTGTTAAGGCAGGTACAGGGTCTTCGAGTTCTATACTAGAGAAACTCAAGGCTAAGAATTCTTCCTCGTGATGCGCCCTTCAGAAAGATAGGTTAGCAGTGAGAGGTGAATAGGTACAGTTAGCACCTACTTGTAAACACTACGTATTTTCAATCTGCTGTTCGTAATGCTTGCAACTAACGCTACACACTACTTATGATTCTATGATTCCTTTAAGACTCTCTTTAACGATTCTATGAACATATACTTTTAACAATGATACAATACAATATCTGAGGATATACTTATGAGTGAAGATACACAAGAACTAGACCTAATGGAAATGACACTGGACGACTTGGAAGACTTACCTACCAATGACCCCTACCCTGCAGGCGTACACCGTGTTAAGATGACTCTTGAAGAGAAGTCTATTAACAACACACAAAGCGTAGAAGCTTCCTTCGAGTACATTGAGACAGTAGAACTGTCAGGTGATGTTGCTGAGAAGGACTTACCTAAGGCAGGTGATAAAACTTCTGTGTTATGTATGCTTAATAACGAATGGGGTCGCGGTAACTTGAAGTTGTTAGCAACTCCAGTTGGTGCAGCTCTGGGCGTTAGTAGCATTAGAGATGCTATCTCACAGTGTAATGAAATGGAAGTTGTTATCGTTACGTTCTTGTCTCTTGATAAGAAAAATGAGGTAATGAGAATGAAAGTCAAGGAACTTGAAGTTGTTTGATTCTCCGCGTGTAAGCTAGTGTAAGCTAGAGAGTTCTCCTTCGGGAGAGCTTTTATATTAGTCCTTTCAGGGGATGCTCCCGTCATAGATTCTAGTCACTTCTTTTCTATGATTGCCCTTGAGAGGACTTCCTAATATAAGAGTTCTCACACACAACACACACAACACACACACTATAACAAGTACAATAATAATATAAGATACCTAAGAGATACATAAGAGATGCTAAGTAAGAAGCTTGTAATTAATAAAACCAACTCAGATAACCTAGCCTTCTATGGTTCTTATACTGATAAAGAATACCTCTCTTACCTGAAAGGTTGCACAGGCGGGTATACTTGTTTCGTTAAACTAGATTTCAATAAGCAATCTACCCTTACAGAGCTTGTTATGTTCTGTGAGAAAAGAGATGTTGTAGGTATAGTGAGTACCTCAGTTCCTCTTTTAGAGAGACTCCTACACTGGACTAATAAGAGAAAGAAACCTTCTCTCTCAGATTACGCAGGTTCCCTATTCAAGCATGAGGGTATTGAGGTTGTGTTTATCTCTCCTCTTAAGAACATGGTGACAGTACCTTATGGTAAGTTCCTCACTAAGAGATATGTGAGTAAGCTGATTGATAAGGACTCTTGGATGGATACTGTTCCTCACGAGTGGAAGGTACTCACACCTGAGTTTGTTGAGGGCGCGGAAACTCTCTTAGGTCTGGCGGTTCTTATAGCGGTAGATATAGAGACCTTTAAGGACTCAGCTAGGATAAGATGCATAGCCTTCACTGGATTCTTCTTTGAGGCAGATGGTTCTATATCCGCCAAGTCTTACGTACTACCTCTTGACTCAGATTATAATCTTGCAGTCTTAAGAAACTTCTGCTGGAATCTCAAAGCCCCTAAGGTATTCCACAATGGGAAGTATGATATCAATTACCTCCTACGATTCAATGCTATACCTTATAGATACTCCCTTGATACAATCAATCTCATGCACTCATGGTACTCAGAACTACCTAAGACACTAGCAGTAACTAACTCCTTCTGTATACGAGAGTCTATGTTCTGGAAAGACATGGCTAAGACAGATGATCTTATGGAGTACTACCATTACAATGCACTAGATACCTTTGCTACAGGAGTCTCTTGTATTTATCTCATACTTTCCATGCCTCAGTGGGCGCTAGATAACTACTACCTTGAGTTCCCTAATGTGTACCCTTGTATCATGGCTGAACTCACAGGAATAGAGAGAGACATGGATAGGTTACATGAAGCAAGAGCTGAGTATGAGGCTATCATAGCTAGGGAGTTAGAGGAGTTAAGAGTTATGATAGATGAGCCAGACTTCAATCCAGGAAGCCCTATCCAAGTACTCAAGCTTATGCACCTACTAGGCTGTAAGGACTTAAAGAGTTCTAAGGAAGTCTATCTTAAGAAGGCAATGTTCAGACACCCGCTGAATACTCGTATCTTAGGAAAGATTATTAGTATAAGGAAGGCGCGGAAACTTATCAATACCTATCTAACAGTAGATGATGCTACTCATGATTATAAAGAGTTCCACCGCCCAGATGGTACAGGTAATAGAATCTTATATGCACTGAATCCTCATGGCACAGACACAGGTAGACTAGCTAGCAGGGAACATCACTTCTGGGTAGGCTTACAGGCGCAGAATATGCCACGAGATAAGTCTGTTAAGCAGACATTGAAAGCTGATGATGGATTCGAGTTCTTTGAAGTTGACTTAGAGCAGGCAGAGAGTAGAGACACCGCGTATATCTCAGGAGATGCAGCTTTGATAGATGCGGTAGAGAACTCTCCTGATTTCCACTCCTCCAATGCAGCTTCATTCTTTGGTATGGAGTTCGAGGAAATCTTTGATGTTATAGCTAACAAGGTTATACGTAAGGACTTAAGAACTCTCGGTAAGCCTATCAATCATGGGGCGAACTATAACATGGGGGCGATGGTACTCATAGATGAGATGGGCGAGAAGATGATGTACCAAGCTAAGAAGTTATTAGGGCTACCTAAGATGTGGAGTCTACGAGAGGTAGCTGAGTACTTACTGGAACAATTCCATAAGACCTACCCTGGAATCAAAGGTACTATGTATAGAGGTATTATAGCTGAGGTTACGAGTTCTCATATGATTAGGAGTACTGCGGAACACTACTGTTCAGATGTAGATATGTACAATACCTATAAGTCAGAGAGATGGACACGCTACTGTTTCGGAGACCCTACGAAATCAAAACCACAGCTCAATGCTTACGTAGCACACCCGCCACAGAATCTAAACGCTATGACTCTTAACGTAAGCTGGAGAGCCATATTCTATAATCTAACTATTAATCCAGAACATGCTTCTAATATAAAGATCTGTGCACAAGTCCATGATAGTATTGTAGGTCAGTACCGTATAGGTCATGAATATTTATTAGATAAGATCAAAGAGCATATGGAGATACCTGTTACAATAAGAGGGTATGATGGGGTAATACGCACATTCTGTGTGCCTGCTGGAGTTAAGGCAGGAGTAAATGGTAAGAAAGCTAGATACTGGAGTGAGTGTGAATGAAAATATTAATGATAGGCGGTAGACATAAATGTATCTTTGATGATGATATCAACACTAATAGGCTAACAGTAAGGGTAGCACCCGATGGCTATAAGTCTATAGTATATAGCTCAGGAGAGTATGCTTTACATAATAGAACTCTAGAGGTGACTCCTTGAGCTACTTATTTACACCTCACTCAGGGTCAAAGGAGTATAGGTGTAACTCTTTCAGAGTGGTAGGAGAGTGCGATGCCTGCAATACTAAGAAGCTTCTTTTACAGGTACTACCTGCTGAGAATAATGCAGGGGAGTTCTTTGCTGCCAAGCTATGTAGAGCCTGCTTATTAAGATTAGCAGATGAACTACACGAGCCTTATACTGGGGGAGAGACCTTTAGTGACAGATAAAAGAAAGCATAAAGACTTTCTATCCTCATATCTCCAGTACTCCTCCGGTACAGAGACTCCTACATTCTTCCACAGATGGTGTGCGATTACATCTCTAGGAGCGCACTTAGGTAGAGACCTGTACTTCAGGCAAGGCCACTTCCGTGTACACCCGAATCTCTTTATCATGCTTGTAGGGGATGCAGGTACTAAGAAGTCCACAGCTATTAAGATGGCCGCGAGACTCCTGCGCCTCACAGGTTATGATAAGTTTGCAGCTAAGAAAACCAGACAGGAGAAGTTCCTTCTTGACATGGCAGAGGTAGCAGCAGGCGTAGGAGAGGGAGACGTAGGAGACATACTAGAACAGAACCTATGGGGAGAGGATGGCGTTGACTGTAATGTAGCAGAGTCCTTCATATGTGCTGATGAATTTAATAACTTTATAGGTCAAGGTAATAGCGATTTTATGAGCATCCTAGGTGACCTATGGGATTGGGGGGAAGAAGTCTATGATTACAAACTCAAGAACTCTAAGAGTGTCTATCTTAATAAGCCTACTGTTAGTATACTCGGGGGTAATACTCCCACTGGTGTTAACATGTTATTCCCTGTTGATGCAATAGGACAAGGATTCTTCTCAAGGATTCTCTTTATACAAGCTGAGTCCACAGGGTTTAAGAGAACATGGATGCCACCACCTGATGAGGAGCTTGAACAGTATCTTGTACAGGAGTTAAGAGATATTAAGGATAAGATGACTGGAGAGATTACACTCTCTACACCCGCAGAAAGGATGTTAGATAAAATCTATAAAACATGGAAGCCAATTGAAGACCCGCGATTCTCATCTTATAGTAACAGGAGATTCCCTGTACTACTCAAACTTCTTATAATAATATGTGCTAATAACAGGACTCACATAGCAGGAACAGAGGAAGTAATCTATGCTAATACTATGCTTACCTTTGCAGAGAGAACAATGCCGGAAGCTCTAGGAGAGTTTGGTAAGGGAAGGAACTCTGATGTGACTCATAAGATACTTAAACTAATTGATGTAACTAACAGACCTCTTGAAGCTAAGGATATCTGGGGGCAGGTTTACTCAGACTTAGAGAAGAGAGAGCAGCTATTTGAGATACTAGGTAACCTAACTATGGCGGGTAAGATACAACTTATCAACCATGGTTACTTACCTATTAAGGCAGTAGTAGAGAATAAGAGTACTGACTTGCTTGATTGGTCTTTACTCAGTAAGGAAGAACTAGGAGAGAAGGAACTGTTACACTCAGTACCAACAATAGAACCAATAGATACGCAACCAACAATAGAACAACCTAACGAGGAAACATTATGAAGGCATTAATAATCTATCATGCTCATTGTCTAGATGGTATCATGAGCGCAACAGTAGTCACGAAGCATCTCTTAGATAAGAAGATGTGCGAGGCGGAAGATATCACACTCCATGCAGCGAGCTATAATGATGCTCCTGGAACACTGCTTGAACTACAGAAGCTGATAAAGGAGGAGCATATAGATAGAGCCTTTATTGTGGACTTCTCTTACTCTGTGATTGAGCTTCATAACCTGGATTACTACCTACCTGATGGAGTACTTCTTATAGATCATCATGAGAAAGCCTTTAAGACTCTCATAGGTGAAGGGTATGTTGTTAAGGAAGATTCTAAGGAACAATTTAATCTCCACTCATCTTCGGCTGATAGTAAAGATGGTAAGAGTGGAGTATCCATAGTTCTAGATAACAATGAGTCCGGCGCATCTCTCTGTTGGAAGTACCTAATGAACTCACCTAATATGTTCTCTGATGTAGCTGAGGCAGGCTTACCAGCTCTTATTAAGTACATAAAAGATTACGACTTATATCGCTTCACCTACCCTGATACTAAGACTATTAATAAGTACCTTAAGACTCTGGATAAGACTGTTCCCGTATTCACAGCTCTCCTAGAAGCCTTCAGTGGAGACTGGGAGTTTGAGCAGGAGGCGGCGATACGAGGTAAGATGCTCCTTGATTATGAGGAGTCCCTTGAGAACTCTATACTTGAGCAGGGTATAACACCTATCACAATCAATGGTGTACAGGGCTTATGTGTGAACGCTCCTTATGCTTTCGCTTCCTCCCTAGGACACAAGCTCGCAGTTCTATCTAAGACATTCGGCGCGGTCTGGACTCAGAAGTCTGATGGGATTGTAGGCTTCTCTCTTAGAAGTGAGGGAGACTTATGTAATGTCAATAAGCTAGCAGGTCATATGGGAGGAGGTGGACATAAGAATGCCGCTGGATTCTCTATGGATACTCCTAGGTTTGATAAGGAGCAGGGTATTACTATCTGGAGTAATGAGGCTAAGGAAGTGGATAAGATATGAGTAGACATGAAAAGAATTGGGGAGACCCTAAGCACTTCCATATGTTCTCAGACGAGCGCATATCACTTAACATAGAAGTAAGGAAACATCCTAAGCTTCTGGAAGTCTTAGCTCAACACCCGCAAGATGAGTTTGAGATACTCCTTGCACAGATAGCTTCTTACTGTGAAGTGGTATTAAATGGTGAGTACCTCCCTTCAGACTTAGATAATATATGCAAGGCTTGTTATAATAAACTTGTATTTAAGAGAACAGGCTTCTCAATAGCGCGAGAGCAAAAGAAAGATACAGATACTAATAGTACGATTAACTAAAAGTCCTCATAGAGGCAGGAACTACGATGAGTAAGAAATCAATAAACATAGAAGCAACTCTAGCAGAGCGCGGAGCTAACTACGGTGCGTTCCCTGAGCACGCTCGTATCACACAGAACCTCAAGGCGTGTATGAAAGACTCTCCTAAGTGGCATGAGCTGAGTGATGATAAGAAGGAAACTCTTGAGATGGTAGCGCATAAGATAGGTCGTATCTTAAATGGAGACCCTGAGTATAAGGATTCTTGGGTTGATATTGAGGGTTACGTACACCTTATCTCTCAGACACTAGAAGATTAGGGAGTAACTCATGGCACACACTGGAAAGAAAACAAAGAACCTCCACATAGTCTGTTGGTATAAGGCAGAGTCTGATAAGGCTATCTTTGTACTATTCAGAGATGGGGAGAGAGATATCATAGGAGATAAGTGGTTACCTAAGAGCCGAGTCTCTCTTGTACAGAATGGTGAGGAAGGATTCACTTCTGATGGACTTGAGAGAGGGGAGAAGATAGTAGTTGCTATCCCTGAGTGGCTTGCAGAGAAGCCTGATATTGCCGAACTTATACGTGAGCAAGTGATGGCTGATGAGGGGGAGGATGATGATGTTCCCTTCTAGGAAAAGAAAGACCAGTAGAAGGATAACTAAACCCCCTACAGAGCTACAGGAACTAGCTAGGGAGTTTAACTACACCCTAGGTTTCAGGCTTAATCACCTGTATATAAGACCTAGAACCTTCCCTACTTCTGACAAGACTGATAGAGCTATAGCAATGGTTAATCAATATATCTCAGAAGTAAGAGAGTCTCTTAGATCTGACTGGAGAGAGGAGAGATATAGATTAAAGCTAAAGAAGCAGGAGGAAAGTAAACTAATAGATATACCCCTCTAGTTCGTGAAGTCCCTAAGCTCATATCCCGCCATGATTTCTTGCATTCTCTGACTGTAAGGTGAGCTTAGGTTCCTTCTTATCACATTAGCTTGGCTTGTATTAGCAGTAGTATACAAGTCCATCATCCAACTATTAAATTCCTCAGGCTTTCCGCCTATCGCAGCATACTCATAAACAAAGTTATCAATCTGTTCAGCTGTAGGGTCTTGCCCTGCAATCATAGTTGTCTTAATGGCAGCGCCTAATTCAGACCTTTTCCTAGAATCAGCTATACTATAAGTCTTAGTTCTGAAAGCCTCGTCCATAGCTACTGCTTCACCTAAGGGCTTACCTCCTAACATTCTACCCATATTAACCAGACTGAATAAATCGTTTGAACCAATGACATTTCCCCGATTACTGGTCGAATACGACTGTTTCAATGGGTTTGCAAGCCCCTCAAGCGTCTGTGCGAGTCCCGCAAGGGGTCTTGATATTCCGTTGTGTTCTAAGCCCTGAAGGATTGCAGTAGTGAAGTCTCCACCATTTGCAACTTTGCTTGCTGTATTCCAGATATTACCAAAGAACTTACCAGCGGCTTGAACCATAGGAATGTTACGTGGGTCTACTGGGACAATGGTTACATTACGTGGGTTAATATCACCACGTACATATAGATTAGTTTTAAGGTCAGGATGTAGGAGGAAGTTAGATGCTAGTCCGTACATAGCCCAGTCACCTGCCTCCTTACCTGCTGCACCATATACAGCAGTATAAGCATCGCGATGTTTCTCGTTACCAGAGGCAGTACCTATGATATGAGTGTTGATTGCATTGAACGCAGGTAGACCATTGAGACCAAAGATAGTACCTTGTAGACCTATGAGCGTAGCAGAGTCTTTAGCTGCACCTTCACCCATGTGACGTAGAAGCTGTTGCATAAGGTTGAACTGGTAGGTTTGGAACAAGCCAATTGATTGTCCTATTGCACCTTGAAAGAGCATAGGTCTCTGAGACGCGAGATAATTCCCTTGAGTACGATTCACAAAGGTATTGATATAAGAGAGTGCTTCTCTTGAATCCATCAAGCCATTCTTAACAGCTACATCTGTGAACTGCTTCATACTGTGAGCAGCTACGAACCGATTGAATTCCTCAGCTAGTCTGTTACCTGTAAGTCTCTCTCCCTTGTCTACAAACTCTTTACCTAACTTGTAAGCCTTATCTAACTTACCTTGTAGTTTCACAGCTGACTCAGTACCATCAAGAGTAAGTGAATCTATCACACTTCGGTACTGGTCGCTGATGGTAGTAACAAAGCCATGGTCTTTAAAGAACTTCATATCAGGAGTATCTCTACCAAACTTCTTATAAGCATTACCTAGCACCTTCATAGAGGAACGCATAGAAGAACCAGTCCCAGGAACAACCAGACCTTGTAAGCCAGCTAGTTCCCCAATGGCGAGCTTATTACCAGAGCCGTTAATCTGTCTAATAATAGAAGACATTTCTGCCCCATACAATATATTAGCAGATATAGCATTGGTAGCAGCGTTAAGAAAATCAAGTCGTAAGATAGTTGTGGCAAGTATGCTATTAGACTTCTGCACAAAGTTCTGTAAAGCAGACCTAGGCGCGGTGTGATTGACAAGTAGTTCCATTTCAGCATCATAAGCTGCTCCCTTATATCCAGAGGATTCAAGTAGCCGGTTAATCTCGTCTAAGTCATCCACACTCTTAGAGTCCCTAAAGAGCTGTCCAATATCGTCCATCACCTCTGATACTTTCTTCTCTATCTGTATGTTAGCATTGACCCAGAAAGGGTAATCAGCATAGTTCTTAACATCAAGAGCTGTACGGATGTAATCCATATAAGGGTTCTTAACAACAGACTCAGCGTGCTTAAGCGAAGCTACATTATTAAATTGTGAGGTAGCTAGATTAGTAAACTCTCTACCTCTCTGTCTTAAGTATTCAAACTCCTTCTCGTAATTACTCTCTACCATCTCACGAACAAGAGAAGTCTCTTGAGTCGTATGGAAGTCATGTATATCTTTAACAATCTTAGCAGGGTCGGTCTTGACAAAGAAAGGGGAGGACACACCCTTCCGTTCCATGGCTGCATCCATGTAGTTATCATTAAGAGTCCTTGTCTGTTCGAACTGGCCAAAGGAGCGATGATAGTTCTCTGCATCCTTCTTGGTATATATCTTCCAGTTATCAGCCTTATAGACTCCTGAGCCTTCAGCTATAGGAACTCTCTTACCTAGCTTATTAAGCATAGTATCTAGTGCATCTTGTGAGTCCGCATAGATCATCTTACTGTGACCAGTAGCTGTTACTGAGTCATCTGTGATAATAGCAAAGAACTTAAAGTCTCTTGGGTTAGGAGGTATAGGATAGAACTCATCCGCTTCCACTCTTGTATCAAGACCGCGAGCAGTCCTGTTCTCATTGATTGCACGAACTCTCTTACCATTGACTTCGATATGAGTCTTAACCATCTCAAGAGTCTCAGGGTTTTTAATCGGTACAAAATCAGGAGCTCCCTTAGTAACAGATGTAGGAGGAGTAGCTGTTAAGCCCTCAACCCCCTCAGCTACCTGTCTACGATATAGGGCTAGCTCTCTTCTAACAAGTCTAGGTAAACCATCAGGGTCTACTACATACTTCTGAGAACCAAACTCTCTAATCTTAGCAGAGAGAACTGACCACTCAATAGAAGCTGACTTAGAGCCTGCTAGTTTAATAGAGGAAGGATTAAGAGAGTCATTCATCTCCTTAACTTTCTTACCCTTGAGTATGGAAGTAGCCTTACCTATCCACTCCATGTGAGAGCCAAGAGAGCCGAAGTTAGCAAGGCCGCCGGAAGTCACTAACTTACCGCCTGCACCAGAAGGAGTAGCGGTTGAGATAATTCCAAGAGTCTCTGCTTCAAGCATGAGTCCTTTAGACAAAGGAGGGAACTTAGATACATCCTCTCCCATATAAGCTGCGAAGGAAGTCTCTAATCTTTGAGAGAGAAGTCTCTCTTGTTGAGTGATTACTGCTATACCCTCAATGATATTGTTATCAACATCTCTTGTAAGAGAGGAGTCACTCACCACTTTAATTGTCTTAGGTTGTAAGTAAACAGGGGAGTCCTTAACAAGCTCTTCCGCGGTCTTGGTTACAAGCTTACCAGTCTTACCATCAATTACAGTATTCACGCCTCTACCTACAAGCATCTCAGCGTAGTCTTCAGCATAACCCTGTAGGGCATAAGCTGTTCTATCGTAATCTGTTTGTCTAATACCTGCATTGAGCCAACCAGGAGTTACATTAACAGAGGCTGCAATCTCCTCATGTATCATACCAAGACCGGCAGGCTTAGCAGCAGACTCTCTTGCAAGAATCATTGAGTACTTAGATTTCTGGTCAAGGAGGAACTTATACATCTGGTCTTGAGTATTAAACTTAAGAAGTTCTCCCTTACCCTTTCCCTTACCCTCAAGCTTAACAGTGTTATCAGGATGGAAGTCTTTAGTTATCTTCTCAAGAAGTGCTATGTCTCCTTCATCAATTGTAACACCTATATTAATACGAGCATTCTTAGCCTTACCTTTCAAGTCCGCAACTGATTGAAATGAGGGAAGTCTCTCTGCCCACATGACTCTAGCTTCATTCTCTTGAGAGCTCTTACCTAGGACTGTGTAACCAGAGCCAGCCTTAGCGCGATTATCCGCGGTCTTGAATCCTAGAGTTCTAGGGTTATTATTCCTAGCCAGTCTTATATTCTTTACCTCAAAGTCAAAGCGATTTCTCTTACCTACAGTAACGCCGAACTTATCTATCTTAATAGCTTCATTCACTTTAAGAGTATCAGAGAGAGAGGTAAAAGCCGGAGCTTCTTTCGTACCCTTACCTGCATTGATTCCAAGAGACTCACCCCATACATTGATGTAAGAAGTCTCTACTGTTGTCTCCTCTATAAGCTTAGCCTCCTTAGAACCTACAACAGCCTTACCAGATTGTACAGCCTTCTTAGCTTTATCATAAGCAGCCTCAGCCTTAGTGAACTCAGTTCTACGAGTATACTGTGTAGCTCCTAAGTAATCCTGCCAACCACTCTTAGCCTCCTTACCTACAAGCATAGCATAAGCAGCAGCTCCCATCTCCTTATCATCACCTGCTAGACGAGTGAGGTTCTCACGTATTGTATTAGTATAGAACTGCACCTGTGATTCCACAGCTCGGTCAAGGGATTCTCTAGAGACATTCTCAACTCCTTGCTCAAGAATCTCTCTAGGAGTAGTGTTAATCTTATCTATCTCCCTAAGAGCAAACGCTACCTTGTTAGCATAGGGTGCATCAGGATGAAGGGAGAGAACCTGAGTGAAGGGCGCCTTAGCTATAGCAGCTGCATCACGAGCATTCTTAACTGCGTACGCACTCTTAGTTACATTGTACACACCTCCAATAGAGCCAAAGGCTAGACCAAAGACTGCTATATTAGTAGCTATATCCCCAAAGTCCTGACCCTCAAGTACAGGAGAGGAACCTAAGGCAATAGCTGTAGCTGTCTCAAAGGCAGCCATCTCAAGTACGGCCTGACCATAGCCTGCAGCCATAGCCTTAGCTGTGTTAGTATTGGTAAGGAGGGAGAGAGTGTTCTTAGAAGAGACTTCCTTAATAGCCTTATCAAGGTACTGTTGTCTCTTACCACGAGTAGCAAAGCCCATAGCATTCTGGAAGTTCTTACCTACACGCCCAGTAGTCTTCATGGTAGCCAGAGCTTTCTGCCCCATGTTAAGACCTTTGATGGCGGCGGTTCCAGGAACAAGAGAGGATATGAGGAACCCGCCTACATCAATGGCTTCCTGATGTTCCTTATAATACTCACCTAAGTCATCATCTAGTGCAGTGATAACATCAGCTGTTTTGGAGAGTTCAAAGTCTCCACCTGCATAGTTCCCAAGGGTAGGAGCTATATTATATACTTCATTGATTCCTGCAACCATTGATAAGCCGATAAATGTAGCAACAGATGACGCGGTATCTATCGCACCATCCATAAGAGACTCCTTGTTATTAGCAATGGAGTGGTTATCAGTAGCCACAAGGTAAGAAGGAACAACCAGAGACTGGCTCTTCTGTTCTTCCTTAGCTGCAAGTGCGCCGAAGCTTTGTTGTTGTACAGCTGATAGGTATGAAGCGGCCATTATTTCTTATCTCCTACTGGTGTCACAGGTGTCACAGGTGTTACGTCTCTATCTTCTACTGCATCCACAAACATGCCTATAGTAGCTGCTACAGGACTAAGAGCAAACTTAGCAGGAGTAGAACTAAAGGCTCCTGTAATAGCTGTACCAGCCTCTTCAAAGAGAGAGAAGCTCTTAAGTCTTAGAATCATGTTCATCACAGCTGTCTCATCTGTTAAGTCCACAACTGCATTGACTCCAGGAGTACCTTCACCTGCGAAGATTCTGGTAGCTAGGTTATCTAGGGCAGTAATCTTAGTGTTATAAGAAGTCTGTATAGGAATACCTAAATCAAACCATCCCTCGTTAGCTGTCTTAACAGACCCACTCTTAGTATAGATAGCTACAATACCTGAAGCCAGCTCCTGCTCTGTGATAGTACCGAGAGCTACTGCTTCCATACCTATATCCACAAGCTGTGAAGGCGTGTAGTCTTTGGTACTCTCATTCTTGAATAGCTCTCCTAGAACTTTAATAACAAGAGCAGTGTCAGCTACAGCCGGCATAGCAATAATAGTCTCAAGAGGTAGAGCCTGATAGATATTACTTGCATCATTCTCTACAATCTCAGTTCTCATTGCCGAGATTTGCTTGTTATATTCGTCATTATACAGACCTGTTATATTTGTATTATCTACAATTCTAGTAGGCTTACCAGTGATAGGGTCTACAACAGCTGCGTCTGTATACACCTTACCCATAACATTTCTCTGGAAACGACTCTGAGTTGTTGTAGGTTGAGCTAGCTCAGCAGAGTTATACACTCCCTTAGAGCGGTAGTTCTCATAAGGAGAGGGCTTAACTATACCAACACCTTTAGAGAAAAGAGTAAGAGACTCCTTCAGTTCAGCAGGGCCAGCCTTACCTGAGAGACGAGCATCATACTCAGCATTCTGTTTAGCTATAAGAGCTGGGTCTGTGCCCTTATACACAACAAGACCTACCTTCTCAGCTCCTTTGATGGCACCTTCTCTTAGTGCTACCTTAGATGCATCATTCTCTCTTGCGCTCTTAGCTGCGAACTCCATCTGCTGCTCAGTGAGTTCTATACGCTTCTGCTGTTGGAGGATATCAAGCTTAACTCTTTGATTAAGCTGCTGTTCATGAGTCTGATCTATAGCTATCTGGGTAGCAGCTGCATGATTCTGCTCTGCTGCTATGTCTGCTTTAGCTGAAGCTTCTGCTGCAATACCTGCAACAAGAGACTGGTCAGCTTGTACAGCAGCTGTAGTGGTTGTTACCTTCATGTTATGAATAGCTTGTCTAGTAGCATCCATACCTGAAAGCATGTTATCTTGTATGTTATCTAGTTTTCTATAAGAGGCGGCTGCAATATTAGCTTCCTCAACTACATCATCTATATTATCCAGACCGAAGAAGCGAGCAATAGGGCTAGTGTTAGCTACCTCATCTGCCACTGCTTGTTGAGTTCTCTCTACCTCACCTGCAAGCTCAAACTTCTTAGCTGCGATTCTAGCTAACTCCCCTGCAGCAGCTCCATCTCCACCCCCACCACGTTGATTGATTATATAGTTAGTAGTAAGCTGAGCATCTCTCTCTGCTATATTCTTCTCAAGATTAATGACTGCCTGATGCTCTGCTGTATCCTTAACTATATCAGCTATCTCAGAGTTAAGGTCTCCCTGAGCTTCTAGTGCATTAGCCTTCTGGGTACGGAGAATCATTGTCTCCTCACCTATACGAGTGATATCCTGTATAACAGTGTTAGGAGTTATGTTCTCAACATTGGGGATGGTACCTGTAGAGGAGGTTACTGTCTTGGTACGAGTTGAGGTAGGCTTACGCTCAGGAGAGGGAGTTGTGGAAGGAGACACAGGCGCATGAGAGGGAGCAACAGAAACAGGAGTACTGTTAGCTCTTGCTGCTCTGAGTATTGGATTCTCCTGTATCTGTCTATCACTTACTGTGTGTAATGGCATGTATATCTCCGATTATTTATTGCTTGTATTACTTTTAGGTTACATAAGAGGGGAGGAAGGGAGAGTGCTTAGAGGCCTAGCTTATCGCCCAGGCTTTTAATGCCACTAACTATCTTATCCCCTTGTCCTAAGGTTACTAGATTAACAACTGGGCTAAGTGCCTCGGTGGCAGATATAGCCCCCTCTAGTATATTACCACCAAAACCTAGGTTATCAAGTATACCATCAGCCTGTGTAGTAGTAGAGGAGTCCTGAACAGTAGCCTTATTCCCAGCAGTAGTGGCAGTCTTAACACCTGTAACCTTAGCTAGTTCGCCGGCAATCTTAGCAAGTAAGTCTTCTGTACCCTGCTTAGATGCAGAGGCCCCAAATAGACCTGAACCTGCCGCTTGACCAAATATCTCAGATAGTCCTCCTACTCCCTTAAGTGCATCATCTATAAGCTTAAGTAAGCCTACTCGATCTATATCAAGTCTCTCAGTCTGGGATGTAGTAGCACTCTCAGTTTTAGTTCCTGTAGCATCAGTTACACCGTTCTCACCAAAGAGTCCACTATTGATATCACTGAAAGAAGTATTGAAGGAGACAGAACCTCCTCCACCTGAACTTGCACCGGTATCACTGCTCATAATCTTATCCTCTTATGTAGGTATTAAGGAGGTGGAATAGTACCCGTAGCTATACGGATTCTCTCCACCTCATTAGTTAATATTTGTATTGCATTGTATGCCTGTTCCAGAGCATCAGTAAGCTCGGGAATTGTAAGCTCCTGTATATTAGGTACCTGGTCTAGGTATATATCAAGGAGAGAATCAATAGTAGTAGCCATTAGCTCCTTCCGCCTATGGTGAATAGGAGTTTTATAGAATTAAGTATGAAGGAGCCTATGAATATCAGTGAGTGATTCCTTCCAGGAGCATCTAAGTAATACTCTCTATACCCCACAGTTCCTGCAGTCTCAGTACCTGTAACCTGTGAAGACTCATTGACTCCATTAAGAGATACTGAGTCCGTGAAGGAGAAGGTATCAGCTGCATCAACATTCTCAGTTGTTACGCTTTGAAGATGTAACATACGATCTCTTGTGTACTGGTACTTACCTAAGATAAGAACTCCATTACGAGTTGTATCTACTGAATTAAAGGATACTAAAACAACTTTACCTGTTTTGTCTAATAAGGCTATAACTTCTTTAGAAGACTCTCTATATTCATAACTAGCGGTGGTTAAAGTTATAGGCGTTAATATCCTGCTAGTATGCTCAAAGGACTTAACATGAGTATATCTAATCTTACCCATCCTATTTAAATGTAGGTCATATATAAAAGCATGAGTAAGCTCAGTCAACCCATAGGATATAACTATATACCTATTAGCTATATAGTTAACCCTTTTATTTAAGGGGGCGCCAGAGACTGTAGTAGTTAGACTGAGGCTTTTAGTTAACTCATCAAAGTCCTCTAGGGTCTTCTCCCCAAAGAAATCTGTAAGCTCAGGTAATAGTAGGGAAGCTTTATTAGGTTGTATAGAAGCTAGTCCTGCTTCAGTGTAAGCAATCTGAGTAGAAGACTCTATAGAGTTATCTGCAATAAGACCTCTATTAAAAGAAGCCGCATTACCTGGAGGAAGTAACTCAACCTCAGACTCTCTTACGCCACTAGACCCTTCTATGGGCTTAAATTTATAGGGAAACTGTTTGTTACCTGTATAAGTAGCTGCAACTATATTATACTCCGCATAGATTATAAAGCCTGTAGAGTTTCCTTTAACTTCGGTTATACCTCCCCTTACCCCTTCTATAGTTGCAAAGCCCGCACCTGTTATCGCAGAAGGAGCGAAATCTAAGGGGTCGAGTAAAGAGCTCCAAGCTACTTGTCCTAACTCATTCCAAGCTATTAACTGACCTGCGCTAGAAGAAGCTATACCTCCTAGGCTTAATATGGGCATACCTATAAAAGCTACTAAGGCTAAGCTAGGGGTATATCCCGGTAGGTCACCCTCCATCTCAACTCTATAAGGCTTGAATATAGTATATATATAAGACTGCCCCTGAGCAAAACCTACGGATATCTTATTTTGAACTGCTGTACCTGCTATTGCAGGGTCTTTGATCCAAACTGCTACATCATCTCTAGCTAAATAAAAGGTAGTATTAGTAGCTATGCAGCCATAAATACTGATAGTGCTGTCCCACCTAGCTAGTACATTATCATAATAACTAGGTACTAATAAGATCCCATCTATAGAGGTAGTAGCATCTCCACCAGTAGGGGCAGGAATAAGGTCTTTAAACCCAACACTCTGCATACCTCTTTTCGTAGGCATAACATTGTGCATGTACACAATCTCAGGGGGATTAGAGTCCTCTCCTGTAGGAGTATTTCTATCATTACTCACAAGAACAGTCTGACCAAGCTCGCTAGAAAGCAGAGGCATGTCAGACTTCTTAAGGTTTATGCGATGATTGAACTGTGCCATGTTAGTTTATTAAATCTCCTAGTAATCTAATATGTTATTACTATCCGAGCCTCTGGCGCCTTCGGTGGACTTGTTGGGTCTACAGGTACTCCAGCGGTTGTTATCTGTACTTCAACACTCTCTTTAGAACTTCTACCCTCTAAATCAGATACTCGCATCCGTAGCCCATAAGTTATACCGGCCTCAAGATTCAGAGTATAAGAATCGATAGCATGAGTGTTTAGTGTGACCATACATGACATATTCGTATCAGTAATATCATACCAACGTATCTGATAAGACTTGATTTCTTTATGTGCAAACGGTTTTTCTACACCGCTATCATCAGCTTCTCGTAGAGTAGGGTCAGTCCAGCTAATTGTCTCAGCGTAGGTATTATCAGGAACAATACATTCGATAGCATTAACAGATAGGGGTAAGAACAGAGCTATTGCTAGTATTAAATATTTCATTGTACTGCTCCTGGCTTAATAACTATTGTTGCCGTATTACCCTTGGGTAGAGCAAACCAGACAGTGGGTGCCTGTGGAGACATAACAGGGGGCGGGTCAATTGGAGGTGGTATATCAATCGGTGTATCAACTACTGTTACAACAATCGCATTATCAGAAGGACTTTCATTACCAAAGATATCAGTAGTAGTCACAATAGTTGAATATGTCTCAGGCTTCTTATACAAGAATACTGCATTATGAGTGCCTTCTATTACTTGATTCGTCCACATATTACCCGTAGCTTGGAAGTATATATTAGAGCTTGCAATCTCCTCAATAGGGAGAGCTGTATCATCTACACGAGTTGTAGCATGATTGAATTTCATGTAGACATTAGGAGCTTCACCATTAACACCGGGAATAACAACACAGTTCTGGATAACAGAACCATCGTCTAATACGCAGGTTGTATCTACACCAGTAACCGCAATGGCATAAGCATTGAGTGGAAGGACTAATGCTAGTAGTAATAGTTTGTTCATAGTAACCTCTGTTATTTAAACTTATGGTAGTAAACTTTTCTTACTATTGTCGTTAGCTGAGCCATCAACAGCCTTGCCCTTATACTCGTTCTTCTTAGCATCACCGCTATCCAGTATTGTAGACTGCGATATCTTAACCTCGATGAAGTTACATGCCTGAATAATTAGAGGTCCAGCCAATATTGCAGAGGCTATGAAGCAGATTCTAATTAGTATTTTTACCATAGCCTATTCAGCTCATCAGCTATCCATCTTGCATATTTTGCATGCCCAATACGAGAGGGGTGCCTGTCATCTGCATTACCGTCCCATTGCCCCCAGTCAGCAGGGTCAAAATTGTCATGCCCACCAAACAAAGTGAAGGTATCAAGTTTATTACACCCTGTTAACCCTAAAATAGCTGTCCTTACAGATAAGTCGCGGTTCTTATACTGAGCCGTGTTGTACTGTGACTCAACATTTATTGGTGGAATCGTTAGTACCAATATCCGATTATTTCCAGCAGCAATCAGATTATCAATACTGACCTGCATAGCCGTTTGGAATGTCCCGTCTGATAAGTCAGCATCTGTATTATTGAGATTAGTCACATCATTTGTGCCGATACTGATAACGGATACAGTCGGGACATTAAAGCCTGTTATAGAATCAATTATGCGAGTACCAAAGTTCTCACTTTCACCATCTAATTGTAGGATACCAGTACCGCCCTTGCCCCAAAAATAAGCCCTGTTACCGCCTAGAGGCTTTCCGTACTCGTTAAGGTTTCCATGCGTCCTAGCGAGCATACCAGTATCATATATGTTTCCATTTCCATCATATTCAGTACCTGTTTTACCATCAGGTGTTTCAGATGTTATAGCCATAAATACAGGCGAATATTGGCCTAACTTAGTAAATGAATCACCGTAGAAATTAAGCGTTGTATAAGGCGTGTAGGCAATCGTATCATCTACGCCTCCTAATGATACCTGGAAGTTTTTGACTCTTGTAGTTGTAGAACCTCCAATTAAAGACCCTATAAAAATTTGCGCTAAATCTGTCGTAACCATCGCAGCGGGTGAGATTGCTTCACCCATCAATAGCTTATTCAGGTAAAACTTAATAGTAGTGGTTCCGCCAGTTGTAGACCACATATAATCAAGTCTAGTGCGAACACCTTTTCCATCTGAGCTAGCGTGAGCGATAAATAAATTGCTGTTATAGCGCCGAATTACAAGCTCACCAACACCGTTTAATCGAATTCCCAGATGTTCGGCGTTGCCTACGATTGAGGCCATAAATCCATAAGACTGTGTTACCGCTGTGCCACTTTTAATGTCTATGCCGGACGAGTCAATATCTAACATTATTTGCCCAGAGTTAACAAGGTTTAATTTTTCATTGGCAGTAAACACATCGCCGAAATCAAGATAGGCATTACTGTTCAGAATCATTCCATCATTGAATGTGACAGAGCCAGCACCGGAACCCACTAATGTTCCTCCGCTTAAGTTGCCCGAATCAACCAGTGACGCAGAAAGAAGTGCACTAGCATCACCGAATGTCTGGAATAAACTAACAGGGGAGGTTACATCTAGGCAGTTTTTAAGAACAATCGTTTGAGACTCTAATGGAACAAATGTTGGAATAACATCAAATAGTTTCCAATCAAGGATAGAATCACTAAAGGCAAATGCGCTGCCACGCATTCCAACATTAGTACCAGTAAGTAAGGGATTAACTACAATAGTTAATTTTGTTTCTGGCTCTTCTTTGAAATAACAAGTAACGTTTATTCCGTCACTCTCAACTGCAAATGTAGCAGGAGAAAACATGCTTACATTAGTTTGTATAGATGGTATGTCATTGTTCACACCGCCAACTCTTTCTCTAAAATTAATTTGCCATGTTGATGCACCTGCATTTTTTCGCAACTGACATCTAAGCTCATTATTTGCATCTGCGCGGCGAACTAGTATTGCAGATGTTCTTGTTGCTGCAATAGGATTCTCAGCCGACTGTATAATAACCTCACCATATGCAGTCGGGATTGGTATCACTAGCTGTACTTCACCACTAGCAATACCATTTGTAGCAGAAACCCCATCTGCCGCTATTTCATAACCGCCACCTAGCCATGCCTCACCACCATCAATAGGCAATATAGGTCTATCACGTAATAACACGCCTGCTGTTCCGTTGAACTCATCGTGTAAGGTTATATTTGGGACTGTTAGGGTGCTGGTATCTAGAAGATTACCTGTAGCTTTATCATACAGTCCCTTAGTAACATCACCAGCAACTTCTGGCGTAGGCCACGTCAAATCAAACGCTAGTGGGTTAGCAGGACTGATGTTTATATCAGGATTAATTGTGGCTATTTCATCTACTGATCCGGCTGTTATGAATTTCTTAATTGAGATAGAGTTAAGAACCGCTGTTTCACCTACTGCACCGGCGATATTATATATAGCATATTCAGAGGTTCCTGAATCAACAACGACATCTTGGAAGGATTTACCAAGAGTTGTAAACGTCACTCCATTCACATTGTTATTGGGGAACACTTGTACATCAGATGCACCATTTAACGCGGCTATATCAACTTCTATTCTC